ATCGCGAAGGAGCCAATCATGGACAATCGGCAACATAATTTCAAAAGTGAAAAACAGGCAAAATCCGTAAGCGAAGAAGTCTATCGTGAAAACAATCGAACGGTCGATACAAAAAACAACCATCAAGAACCTATCAAACACAGCTGTGATGAGCGTGGCAAGAAGCATGCAGATGAGTGCTGTGTATGTGAAACCCAAGAAAATCAGAAGCAATCCCATGAGCGAAAAATCTACATCAAAGACCTTCGCAAGTGGGTACCTGTCAGCAAGACCGACTATGACAACTATTATCGCGACATCAATGCTTATCGTCGTAGGCAGCAGGAGCACGGCCGTTGTGTCTGTCCTGCCAGCAAGCGCTATCTCTGCGACATGGATTGTTGGACCTGTCGTTTTCGCAAAGCAGGTGATGTTCTTTCTCTTGACTACACCGCCTCTGACGAAAACGGCAATGAAAAGAGCTGGCTTGACGACTTGGCGGACGATTCTCCAAATACTCTGTCCATCATAGAGGAACGGGAACTTTTGGATACGCTTATAAGCAAACTAGATATGCTCGACCCCGACGGACGCCGTATCTGTGAGCTTCTGCTTCAGGAAAAATCCGAACGAGAGATAGCAGCCATTTTGGGCATTTCTCGTCAGTCTACTATCAACTACAAAAAGAAAAAGGCATTTGAAGCTTTGCGGGAGATTCTACGCGACTACATCTGATACCACGTCCATCATTCTCCGGCTACCTCGATTGGTGACCGGAGAATGATTTTTTCTATTTTCGTTCAAAGAGCACTGTTACCTCCATTGGGTAGTGGAAAGAGCAAAACGACAAGCGCTCCTTCCAAGGAGGTAAACAAATGCATAAGGCAAAGACAAGACCACGGAGCTGCGCTGCAGATGATGAACTCGTTGATGTTCTCACCGCGATTAGCGTTGTTTCCATGCGCCTAGCAAGAAAACTGACTTTGCTCGCTAGGCAGAGCCAATCGAAAGAAGGAGCGAAAACAAATGGGCAAAACAAACGACATGACGATGACCATCGAAGAACTGCGCAGCGCCGCTGTAGCCATTAATGAGGCAGTAATATGGCTGACAGAGCAGTTTAGCAGCAATGAGTCTTTGCCGGAAGCTACTCCCGCCGAGCCAGAACTTACACTGGAAGCGGTCAGAGCAGTCTTAGCAAATAAGTCTCGTGCTGGATTCACCGCTCAGATTCGATCTCTTCTCCAAAAGTACGGTGCTGATAAGCTGTCGGCCATTGATCCGATCAACTACAAAGCATTGCTCACCGATGTGGAGGGACTGACCAATGCTAACTAAGGGACACGCTGTTCTCTCCGCATCCAGTTCCAATCGCTGGCTTCATTGTCCGCCCTCTGCTCGTCTCTGTGAAAGTTACGACGATAAGGGCAGCAATTACGCCGCTGAAGGCACTGATGCCCATGAACTTTGTGAGTATAAGCTTCGCAGGGCGCTGGACATGGAAGCAAAGGATCCAACCGAAAACCTCACATGGTTCAGCGCGGAGATGGCCGACTGTGCATCAAGCTATGCTGCCTACATTCTTGAACTGGTGGAAGTAGCCAAGCAGACCTGTGCCGATCCGGTTGTTCTGGTCGAGCAGCGCGTGGATTTTTCCCGCTGGGTAGAATCTGGCTTCGGCACCGCCGACTGCATCATAATCGCGGACGGAATTTTACAGGTATGCGACTACAAACACGGAATGGGAATTTTAGTCAGCGCCGAAAAGAATCCACAGATGCAGTGTTACGCCCTGGGTGCACTGGAGCTGTTTGATGGGATTTATGACCTCGACACCGTTCGCATGATCATTTATCAGCCACGCCGCGATAATGTCAGTACCTATGAACTCTCGAAAGATGAGCTCTACCGCTGGGCGGACGAGGTGCTCAAGCCCACTGCCGATCTAGCTTTTGCAGGTGATGGTAACTTCCTTTGTGGTGAATGGTGCCAGTTTTGCAAGGCTAAATATGATTGCCGCGCCAGGGCTGATGCAAACTTGGAGCTTGCCCGTTTCGATTTCAAGCTGCCGCCGCTTCTTACAGATGAGGAAGTCGAAGAAATCCTTTCTCGCATCGATGATCTTATCGGTTGGGCTACGGATATCAAAGACTACGCCCTACAGCAGGCCATGAGCGGCAGGGAATGGATCGGCTGGAAACTCGTCGAAGGCCGCTCCAATCGGAAGTACACCAATGAAACAGCGGTCGCGGACACCGTTAGCGATGCGGGTTTTGATCCGTATGAACACAAGGTTCTCGGCATCACTGCCATGCAAAAGTTACTTGGCAAATCCCGCTTCGACGAACTTCTTTCAGTTTATATCGAAAAGCCGCAGGGCAAACCCACTCTTGTGCCGGAGAGCGACAAACGTCCGGTCATGAATACAGCCAAAAATGATTTTATGGAGGAAAACGATCATGAATAACAATAAAACAAATCGAGTCAACAATCCCCTGAAGGTTATCACCGGCCCAGATACGCGTTGGAGCTATGCCAACGTCTGGGAAACCAAGAGTATCAACGGTGGCACGCCGAAGTTCTCTGTATCGCTTATCATTCCGAAATCGGATACCAGGACTGTCGCCAAGGTCAAGGCCGCCATCGAAGCAGCCTATCACGAGGGAGAAGCCAAACTTAAAGGCAGCGGTAAATCTGTGCCTCAACTTACGGCTATCAAGATCCCACTCCGAGATGGTGATATTGAGCGACCGGATGATTCTGCTTATGCGAACGCCTTTTTCATCAATGCCAATGCAACTGCCGCGCCGGGTATTGTGGATGTCGACCGCAATCCAATCTTAACCCGTTCTGAGGTTTATTCGGGAGTCTACGGCAGGGCCAGTATTAGCTTTTATGCCTTCAACTCAAATGGTAACAAAGGCATTGCGTGTGGTCTAAACAATCTGCAAAAGGTACGCGACGGTGAGCCTCTCGGCAGCAAGATTAGTGCTGAGTCCGATTTTGAAACAGATGATGATGAAGATTTCCTGTCTTAAGCAAGGAGGGTGAATCTATGACAATAATTATGCTCAATCTTCTATTAGTTCTGTGCTTAGTTTTATGCATCACATTCCTGATCGCAATGATTCAGAGTATTCGTGACGACAGTAGACGTGCCAAGCGCTATATCGAACGCGAAGCTCGTGACAAAGAGTATCACGAAAAGCGCATGCGGAAATTCAAGTAAGTAAGCAGGGGATGGCGGTAAAGAACTTCTTTACCGTCGTCCCAATTTAAGGGAGGCAGTCATGAAAACCCTCTCAATTGATATAGAAACCTATAGCAGCATCAATCTTACCAAATCAGGTGTATATCGCTATGCAGAATCGCCTGATTTTGAGATTTTACTATGCGGCTACAGCATAGACGGCGGTGATGTTCAGGTTATTGACCTAGTCAGTGGAGAGAAATTGCCTGACAAAATCATTGATGCACTTACGGATGAAACGGTAACAAAGTGGGCTTTCAACGCAAATTTTGAGCGTATCTGCTTGTCACGTTTCCTTGGTCTACCCACTGGCAAATATATCAGCCCTGCCTCGTGGAAATGCTCGATGATTTGGGCAGCGACATTGGGATTGCCTCTGTCGCTTGAAGGCGTCGGCTCGGTACTTAAGCTGGATAAGCAGAAACTAATTGAAGGCAAAAATCTGATCAAATTCTTCTGCCAGCCTTGTGCTCCGACAAAATCAAACGGCCAACGCAACAGGAATTACCCGTATCATGCACCAGACAAATGGTCAAAGTTTATAGAATATAACACCCGTGATGTTGAGACGGAGATGTCCATTCAAGAAAAACTTACTAAGTTTCCGGTACCGGATAGTGTCTGGGATGAATATCATCTCGATCAGGAGATTAATGACAGGGGTGTGGCACTGGATAAGACGCTGGTACGGGCAGCCATCACTATGGATGACCGCTCACGAGCTAGGCTTACTACTGAAATGAAGCAGCTGACTGAGCTGGACAATCCGAACTCGGTACAGCAGATGAAACTATGGCTTGCCGACAACGGCTTAGAAACTGACACGCTTGGCAAAAAGACTGTTGTTGAGCTACTAAAAACAGCGCCACCGAATCTGGCAGACGTTTTATCCCTCCGGCAGCAGCTTGCTAGGTCGTCCGTTCGAAAGTATCAGGCCATGGAGAATGCCGTATGCGCTGATGGCCGTGCCCGAGGGATGTTTCAATTTTTTGGTGCCAATCGCACCGGTCGATGGGCAGGCAGGCTTATTCAGATGCAAAACCTACCGCAGAACCGCTTGAATGACCTGGCTGAAGCACGATCCCTTGTTCGCTGCGGTGATTTTGGCGCACTGGATATGCTCTACGAGGATGTGCCGGACACGCTGTCACAGCTCATTCGCACAGCCTTCGTTCCGAGGTCCGGTTCGAGATTCATCATCTCAGACTTTAGCGCTATTGAAGCTCGCGTGATCGCATGGCTTGCCGGCGAACAGTGGCGACAGAAGGTCTTTGCCAAGGGCGGCGATATCTACTGCGCTTCCGCATCACAGATGTTCAGGGTACCAGTCGAAAAGCATGGCATTAACAGACATCTACGACAAAAAGGCAAGATCGCTGAATTAGCGCTCGGTTATGGCGGTTCAGTGGGTGCGCTCAAAGCAATGGGCGCTTTGGAAATGGGAATCGATGAAGACGAGCTCCCGCTGCTGGTCGATGCCTGGCGGCAATCCAATCCGCGGATTGTGAGTTTGTGGTGGGACATAGACAAAGCCGCAATGGAAGCGGTCCGGTATAAATCCACTAGGTCGACACATGGGATCACCTTCTCCTGTCAAAGTGGAATGCTGTTCATTACGCTTCTCTCCGGTAGGCGTATTGCCTATGTCAAACCACAAATTGGTGAAAACAAATTCGGCGGGCAGTGCATCACCTATGAAGGCATCGGCAGTGCAAAAAAGTGGGAGCGATTGGATTCATACGGACCGAAGTTGGTAGAAAACATTGTACAGGCAACTTCCCGTGACATTCTTTGCACCGCTATGCAAGAACTCCGTCATTGCGCCATCGTCATGCATGTCCATGATGAAATTGTTATCGAAGCCGATCAACAGATATCGCTGAATGATGTCTGTGAAAAGATGAGTCAAACACCATCCTGGGCAGAGGGACTATTACTTCGCGCTGATGGATATGAGACAGAATTTTATCGAAAATCATGAATTCATGATTTTTTATATTATCCCCGAGAAAATATTATCCCTAACTTTCATTGAATCTTCTCCGAATATATAATTTGAGAACAAAAAGTTGAGGATAATATTATGTTATCGCCGTAACAACGAAAGGGGGATTTATATTGGATGCAAAATACGAAGAAGGCATCAGATGCCTGAAACAATGCTGGAAAGAGCTGGGACATACCATCACCGATGAAGAGAAAGCAGCCATGAAGTCATTCCGAGGATTCTTTCTCTCCGGGAAAGCCAAACCGTATTCTCATGAAGTAGCACTGAAATGGCTTTCCGATAACCAGCTTGCCTGGGGCGATGAAAAGTATCAGCAGCATCGAAAACTCATTTATGAACTGAACGATGCTGTCTCAAACGGGACAATTAAAGAGGATTACAAGTTTGTACCGACTACTTATGATTCACTCCCAACTGATCTCAAGAATCATCTTATACTTTACAGGAACGAATTGCTCTCACGCCTGCAGTATCGCTCTTCACGAGACCAGCTGATCCACTGTATCAGCTTCGCAACCTTCCTAAAGGATAACGGTATTCTCCATGCACATGATATCTCCACCGCATTAATCTCGGAGTACCATGCCTATGCAGAAACCATCGGGGATACATACATTTGCCTGTACTCTGTGAGGTACTTTCTGCAGTTCCTTGTCAATCGTGGGATCATTGCCGGACACATCCCTTTTGCCTTGACATCACCGCTTCAGGCAAAGGCTGCCGGTTATGCCATAAGAAGGTTTTCAACCGATGTATCCGCTTTTGAGACAAGCGGGGTCGATCCGGATGTGTATTGGCAGAATGCAAATGATCTTATCGATATCCTTCGCAAGGAGCACCATCATAATGAGGATGCCACAAGAAACAACAATCTTGTGTATTACCAGATGTTTTACGTCTTTATGCAGGAATTCTCTCTCCCGTATACCACGAAAAACGCCCGGATTTGGTCGGAGGGAATGGCCGGATTCATGGATGAGCCTCATCGCCGGCCTTCCTTCAAGCGTAGTCTCTATCTTCTGGACATTTTCCTCAGAACAGGTGCTGTAACAGACGGGGATCTGGAAATCGTCTTATGCAGTTCCGGAAAAATCACCGAATTATCAACAACGTACAGGAAACTGCTGGATGATTTTTTATCATGTCGCAGAAAAGAAAACATCGCGCCGGCCACGTTGGACGTACATAAATCCGGTGCGATATCTTTCATGCTGTATATGCAGGAAAAGGGAATCCCAGCCGTCTCCGGAATCTCACTTATGAATGTAAAGGAATACTGCACCTGGATTTCTGAAAAAGCGGTCAATCACAAGAATAATTATTCATACGATCTAAGAGTGTTCCTCACGTTTTGTTTTGAAAAGGGTTATTCAGCGCAGGATCTTTCCCGAGCCCTGCCGGCTCAATCCAATCAGCAGAGAAAAATCGTCAAAGTCCTTTCTGATGAAGAAATACAACTGATCTATGAGTACAGGGACAATGCGGCGACACCGCTCCAGCTGAGGGATTCCGCGATTCTTATGCTTGGCCTGCTTATGGGACTGAGGAGAATAGATGTCGTCAATTTAAGGTTTTCAAACATAGATTGGAAAGTGCAGACCATTTCCATAACACAGCAGAAGACATACAGACCACTTGTGCTCCCGATGCCGGTATCGGTAGGTAATAGTCTTTACAAATATATCAAGAATAGCCGCCCAAGGATGAGCGACGAAGGCGATTTTATTTTTCTTTCAATGTCGGCCCCGTTCAAAAGAGCTGATGCATCAGCTTGTGGACTTGCCGTTAAACATGCCTTGAACAATACCACAGGCTCGTTCCATATCCTGAGGCGTACTTTTGCCTCCAGACTTCTGGCGGCTGGAACTAAGACGGATACCATTAAGGATTCCCTGGGGCATTCAACCATGGATACTGTTAACAGATACCTCTCTGTAGATGAGGAAATGCTGAGATCCTGCTGTCTCCCTCTTGAAAGGACGGTGATAAGTTATGAAGCCGCGTCGTAATTATACTTTTAACAGTTCCCTCACGCCCGCTATTGAAGGATTGATCCAGGAAAAAAGAGCCTCTGGCTATATGTACAACTCAAATGCGGATGTGCTGAAGGATCTTGATACTTTCTGCATTGAGCAAGGATTCATCTCAGACACAGTCACGAAAGATTTATCCGATGCATGGGCTGTGCAACGCCAAACTGAAGGGATCAGTTCGCGCAACATACGCGTAAGCAACCTGAGACAGGTATCGAAGTATCTTCTTTCCATAGGCGTTGAGAGCTATATGCCCAAAATGCTTCAATCTACTGAGACAAAAGTGGCTCATGTGTTTACAGCACAGGAACGTAAAGAATTCTTTGAATGCCTTAATAAACTGGATATCAAAAGGAAAAGCAGAAGGCTTCTGGAAGAATGCAGGGTTCTTTTCCGCCTGTATTACTGCTGCGGGCTCAGGCTGTCTGAACCCTTATGGCTCACATGGGATGACATAGATTATGACTCCGGGAGAATCACCATACTGCAGTCCAAAGGCTATAAGGACAGAGTGGTCTGGGTATCTTCTGACATCGCCGAGATGATCAGGAAGTACCATAAATATATCACGACAGAATGCCCCGGTGAAGCTCTTGTATTTCCAGGCACTAAGAATGGTAAGCCGGTCAACGAGGTGACTGTGAGAGCCTATTTTCAAAGGACTCTGGCGATGACCTCTTACGCTTCGATCGGCAATCTTCCAACGATAAAGTCATTCCGCCATACGTTCGTGGTGGACAGGCTCAACGCTTGGATGGAAAACGGAGAGAGTATAGAGGACAAGCTGCCATATCTCAGTAAGTATCTTGGGCATAACAGTATCCGTGAGTCCCTTTATTATTACCATCAGGTGTCAGAAGCCTTCAAGATCATCCATAACAGAGACAAAACATCAAACATCGTAATTCCAGAGGTGAACGAAAATGAAGAATAAAAGCAAAGCATCGAACAATGAAAAGCTCTTTTTCTCCAAGACTTTACAGTATCTGGACAGCTATCTCCCAAGACAGTTGGGCCGCAGTGCGGAAACGGTTCGTTCCTACCGGGACTCGCTTTCCGGATTCAGAAAATATCTTTACGATGAGAAGAACATTTCCATAGCAAAATTTACCTTCCAGGATTGTACACGGGATTTGCTTTTGGAATACTGCGCTTATCTGAAAGAGCATGGTAATTCTGCCGCCACATGTAATGTGAGACTTGCAGCCATCAAAACATATGTCCAGTATGTATCCGATGATGACATCTCGCTTCAGTCCATAGCCCTCCAGATTTCCAAAGTTCCGGGAATGAAGATTCCAAAACGGGAAAAGAAGTTGATAACAAACGAAGGTCTGGCAGCGATACTTGCACAGCCTAAGGAAACAAAGATTGGCATACGGGACAAAACCATCATGGTTCTTCTGTATGATTCCGCCGTCAGAGTAAGCGAGCTTACCGGATTACGGATCAATGATGTGGATTTCAAAACACTGTCAATTCATATCCATGGAAAAGGAAACAAAGAACGTTCTGTAGCAATCACCGAAAAGACTGCGGCGCATCTGAAGCGGTATATGTCCATTTATCATTCTGACAGAAGCAGGCAAGACGATTACCTGTTTTATACAGTGATTAAGGGCAAGGTCGGATCCATTTCCACAAGCACTGTAGAAAGAATCCTCCAGAAATATGCCGATGAAGCCAGAAATGAATGCCCTGACATTCCCGAACATGTATATCCGCATCTATTCCGTGCCGAAAGAGCCACGCATTTATACAGGGATGGCGTTGATTCCATTATGATTTCCAAGATACTTGGCCATTCCAGTATCGAAACCACTAAAATCTATGCACTCCCTTCAATAGAACAGATGCGTGAGGCAATGAACAAAGTTGATATGCCCGCTGATGCAGCTGAAAAGCCCTTATGGGAAGGTGACGAAGATGAAATGGCGAGGCTCTGTGGTTTGAAGTAAAGATTATCCCAAACATTTGTAAGGCAGTCATCTATATACAATGGTTCCCTCAGATGTTGGGGATAATATTTTCTCGGGGATAATACAAAAAAGATTGAGTATTCTCGTTCAAATCAATTACTAAACACCATTGAGTAGTAAAGAAGGGATAAAAAAGTCCACTTGGATTGGAGATTATTATGAGCATCAGAAAATTTAACAGCGAGGGTTACTACGACCCAACCGCTTATGAAGCATTGACCAATATAGAAAAGGAAGAGCGGGCACTTCGAGCATTCAGACCCATCGTCTATATCTGCTCGCCCTATTCAGGAAAAGTGGAAGAAAACGTCAAGGCGGCACAGTATTATAGCCGATTTGCCGTGGAAATGGGATATATTCCCATAGCACCTCATTTGTTGTTTCCCCAGTTTTTGAATGACAACATACTGGCTGAACGTCAGCTCGGGTTATTTTTTGGAAATGTGCTGATGAGTAAGTGCACTGAGGTCTGGGTATTTGGCAGCACCATCTCATCTGGAATGGAGGCAGAAATCAAGCGGGCCAAGTGGAAAAAATACCGCTTGCGATATTTCAGCGAAAACTGCGAGGAGGTTTAAATTATGCACGCGATCACAGCACTCAAATTCAATATCAAGGTTTTGGGAATGGGGCCAGGGAGGTGCGAGACTGATGTTCACGCTATATCACGCTGATTTAATTGGCAATCCTGGCAACTGCTCCTATCCACATAAGGTCGAAATCACCGACGCCGATTCGCTGATCGCAGCTGTTGGGCATGATTATGTGTGCGCTGAATACAAAAACAGCTATCGGAATGGTGAAAACTTCATCAGCAGTAATTGTCTGCCGGTGGACTGCGACAATGATCACTCTGAACAGCCGGAGAACTGGGTACTCCCAGCCGATGTCATGGAAGCCTTCCCTGACGTCACCTTTGCCGTTCATTATAGCCGATATAATATGCGCGAGAAAAATGGAAAACCCGCTCGGCCAAAATTTCATGTGCTCTTTCCGATCGATCCTATGATGGATGCAACTGCCTACCGCAATATGAAAAAGCTGGTCAGATCCATCTATCCTTTCTTTGATACTCAGGCGCTTGATGCAGCTCGCTTCTTTTTCGGGACAAATGCTCCGGAGGTCGAAATCTTCACAGGGAGCATTAACTTAACAGCGTTCTTTGAACATGATGACTTCGATGAGGGCGCGGCAGAAGGTCGTCATGCCCATCAGGTTATCCCCGAGGGCAGTCGCAATGCCACGCTGTCCCGGTTTGCCGGTCGGGTCATCAAGAAATACGGCGATGGTGACGAAGCTTTCCAATGTTTTCTGGAAGAAGCTGCAAAATGCTCACCTCCTCTTGATGAATCTGAGCTGATGACCATATGGCACAGCGCGCAGCGGTTCTTTGCACGGGTTGCACAGCAGGAAGGCTATGTGGATCCGGAAAGCTATAATAATCCCGAATCTTACAGACCGGGTGATTTCTCTGATGTTGGCCAAGCTGAGGTACTGGCAAAATACTTCTCTGGTGAATTGCGCTATTCTCCAGCCACACATTTTATCCGTTACAGCAGCCATTACTGGCAGGAAAGCGAACCCGGTGCACAGGCTGTCGCTCATGAACTGACTCGGCGTCAATTAGATGAAGCCACAAACGAACTGCAGTCAGTAATGAAGCTGCTGACAGAAAATGGTGTTCAGGAAATTCTCGCAAATGCGTCAAAGGCAAAGGTCGAGTCACTCATGAATGATACGCAGCTTGAAGTGTACAGGGCATTCCTCTCAGCCAAGGCATACCAGGCGTTCGCTATTCGTCGCCGGGATTCGAAAAACATCACAGCGACGCTCAAGGAGTCCCGTCCAATGTTGGAGATCTCGCCGCGGGATCTCGATGCAGACTGCTTTCTTCTTTGTACACCCAACGCTACCTACGATTTGCAAAAGGGGATGGCCGGCGCGAAAGAACATTCGCCGGAAGACTTTATTACGAAAATGACCTCTGTTTCATCCAGTACTAAGGGTGAACAAATCTGGCAGAACAGTCTGAACCTTATATTTCGCGGCAATCAGGAACTGATTGACTATGTGCAAATGATTTGTGGACTCGCTGCCATCGGTAAGGTTTATGTGGAGGCCCTGATCATCGCCTATGGCGACGGACGCAACGGTAAATCAACCTTCTGGAACGCAGTATCCCGTGTGCTCGGTCTGTATAGCGGCAACATCTCCGCTGATACCCTGACGATCGGGTGCCGCCGAAATATCAAGCCGGAAATGGCCGAGGTTAAGGGGAAGCGACTACTAATCGCTGCCGAAATGCAGGAAGGCGCTCGGCTTAATGACTCCATGGTCAAGCAGCTCTGCTCCACCGACGATGTGTTCGCCGAAAAGAAGTACAAGGATCCGTTCAGCTTCACGCCATGCCATACGCTGGTGCTCTATACAAACCACCTTCCTAAGGTCAGTGCCTCCGATGACGGTATCTGGCGCAGGCTGATCGTCATTCCATTTGACGCCAAGATTGAGGGCAGCAATGACATCAAGAACTTTGGCGAGTACCTCTATCTAAATGCCGGTGAAAGCATTCTTGCCTGGGTAATCGAGGGAGCCAGAAAGGTCATTGCACTGGACTACAAAATTCCTGTGCCGGCCTGTGTGCAGCAAGCTATTACGGAGTACCGGGCGCAAAACGACTGGTTTGGTCATTTCCTCGAGGACAAATGTGAGCTTGAACCAAGTTTTCGTGAAAGTTCCAGTTCGCTTTATCGGGCATATCGGAATTATTGCATTGACACCAATGAGTATATCCGCAGCACGACAGATTTTTACGCCGCGCTGGATAACGAAGGATTTAAGCGTATCAAGCCTAAGAACAAGCGGTTTTATACGGGCCTTCGGCTAAAAATTGATGATGGTGATTTTGAGGATTTCATCAATTGATGGGCTATTGGGTAACCTCGATAAAGGTCATATACAAAAAGTCTCTTAAGAGAATAAAAAATACTATAAGAAAAGTTTTAGAAACGACCTGCATCGAGGTTACCCCTCCCCATAAAATTCCTGATGGAGAGAATGAAAATGAGAGAAAAAACAATCGAAAAATGGCTGGTACAGGCTGTTAAAGCGACAGGCGGCATCGCGCCAAAGTTTACAAGTCCAGGGTTTGCCGGCATGCCAGACCGTATCGTGCTTCTACCGGATGGTCATATGGCATTCGTGGAGGTTAAAGCTCCCGGTGAAAAGCCCAGGCCGCTTCAGCTAGCAAGACACAGATTATTAACTGGGCTTGGCTACAAGGTGTATGTCCTTGATGATGAGCAGCAGATTAGAGGGATTCTTGATGAAATACGAACCACATGAATACCAGAATTACGCAATCAACTTTATAGAGAAACATCCCGTCGCCGCTGTTCTTTTAGACATGGGCCTAGGCAAGACAAGTATCACGTTGACCGTTCTCAATGACCTGCTGTTTGACAGCTTCAATGTCCATCGCGTTCTGGTCATCGCTCCTTTGCGAGTGGCACGGGACACATGGCCGGCTGAAGCAGATAAATGGGATCACCTGCAGAATCTCATTTGCTCCGTGGCTGTTGGCAGTGAAGCAGAACGCCGAAAAGCCCTCCACAGGCCGGCTGATATTTACATCATCAATCGGGAAAATGTCCAGTGGCTGATCGAAGCAAGCGGCATACCCTTTGACTTTGATACGGTTGTGATTGATGAGCTGTCTTCGTTCAAAAATCAACAAGCGAAACGCTTTAGAGCATTGATGAAGGTCCGCCCCAAGGTGAAGCGTGTAATCGGCCTTACCGGTACGCCAAGCAGCAACGGACTCATGGACCTCTGGGCAGAATTTCGCCTTCTGGACATGGGCGAGCGGTTAGGACGGTTTATCAGCTACTATCGACTGGACTACTTCGTTCCCGATCAATGTAACGGTTCAGTGGTTTACAGCTACAAGCCACAGCCGGGTGCTGAACAACGCATATACAACAAGATCTCCGATATCACCATATCTATGAAGTCGACTGACTTCCTGAAAATGCCAGAGTTGGTCAGCAGTGAATATGCCGTCCACCTCTCAGCTGCTGAACTCAAACGATACGATAAGCTGAAGCGTGCGCTGACACTCGATCTTCCAGCAGGCTGCGTCACCGCAGCAAATGCCGCTGCCCTTTCCGGCAAACTCTGCCAAATGGCCAATGGTGCCGTTTACACAGATGCGGGTGATGTCACTTCGGTACACGACCAAAAGTTGGACGCGCTGGAGGATATCATTGAAGCAGCCGGCGGTAAACCGCTTCTTGTAGCCTATTGGTTCAAGCACGATCTGACTCGCATCTCGGACCGGCTGCAAAAACTTCATGTGCCTTTTGCCAAGCTAGACACTGCTGAGAGCATCCGTCGATGGAACAATGGCGAGTTAACGGTCGCTTTGATTCATCCTGCTTCAGCCGGGCATGGTCTGAATCTTCAATCAGGCGGATCCTGTATCGTTTGGTTCGGGCTGACCTGGTCACTGGAATTGTATCAACAGACCAATGCTCGGCTGTGGCGACAAGGACAAAATGCTGAAACGGTTGTGGTGCAGCACATCGTTGTGAAAGACACCATTGATGAACAGATAATGAAAGCACTTAAAAACAAAGCCAAAACTCAGACCGCTTTGATTGATGCGGTCATAGTGATACTGAAGTGAGGTGCAGAAGAATGAACATTGTTTGGCAATATCTTGATAAAAAGCAGGCTGCCATCAACGCCTTGAAGGACTATATCAACATGCAATATATCATCGAGGACACAGACCAAGAACTTGTTGAAGCTTATGAAGAAGCCCAAACACCAAGAAGTTCGGTTCCTACAGGAATGCCACGAACAGACAACCCAAAAAGTTCTGAAGAGTGGATAGCCACCAGTATTGACAGGATCGATGTACTTAAAGAACGCTATCGTCAGGCACTAGAGTATATGAATTGGTTTAAGCCTGCTTGGCAGGAGCTATCCGATGAGGAAAGATTTATCCTGAACATGTTCTTTCTATCAAACCTCACCAAATCAGATGCTGTCTTAGAGATCGGACAAAATCTGAACCTTGAGCGAACACAAATATATTATCGAAAGGATCGGGCGTTGGATCGGTTGACAATACTTCTGTATGGAAAGTAGAAATCGAACAAACATAGCTCTCTCAGTCAATACATCAACAGATACTTACTATATAATAAATTATATTAGGGGTTGCTGAATAAACCCCGCTTTTCTTTAGGCAAACGCTAACTGCTCAGCAGCCAGCCAGCGGCAAATGAGCAAAATAATATCCCGGAGCCGTTTCTCCAGGTTCATCACCAGAAATG